AAGCACCTGATCCAGGTGAAGAAGTGATGTATGTTGATGTCTCTCAAATGAATGGCAAACAATTTGCTGAACAAAAAGAGAGATTGGAAAATCTTTTTAAAAAAGATAACTAATATATAAGGGGTCAATTGACCCCTCTTCTTTTATGTACCAACTTTATAATTACTTTGTTGCATTCTGGTCTTTGGTTGTGATGAACTGTATTCAACCAGTCAATTGGGAATATTGTTTGCCAGTTCATGAATGGTTATTTCCAGAATTAAAACAAGGTTTTGAAATATACTTTGACAAACAACATGAAATGTTGTATAAATCAGAGAGGGATTATCTTAAATCAATAAAATGAAAATTTTCCTGGATACAGCAGATACAGATACTATTAGAGAATATTTTGAAACTGGATTAGTTGATGGAGTCACTACAAATCCTTCATTGATTATGAAAGCAGGTAGAGTTCCTGATGATGTCTATCAAGAAATTAAAGATATTGGAGTAACTGACATCAGCATGGAAGTCATGGGTGATGCAAATGAAATGTATAATGAAGGACTTCGCCTTGTAGATAAATTTGGTAGTGTATCAACTATCAAAGTTCCCTGCACTAGGGATGGTCTGAAGGCATGTAGGGCATTCTCTAAGGAAAAGATCAGGACTAATGTCACACTCATCTTCTGTGCTGCTCAGGCAGTCCTTGCTGCTAAGTCTGGGGCAACCTATGTTAGTCCCTTTGTA